CATAGATGAACTGACGCGCGATAAACATGAGGCTCGACGCCAAGCAGAACGGCTCGAAAAGATTCTTGAGCAACAAGAATCGATGATGCGTCAGTACATGCCGCAGACGGCTCCTGAGCCTCAAGGACTCATGCCGCCTGATCCGTCGCAGTTTGCTGGCGGCCAGTACGATCCGCGTTACATGGACGCGATGATGCAGTACACGCGCGAGTCAGCGATTCAAGAAGCAAGGCAAGCTGTCGCAGCGGAATATCAGCAGCGCGAACAGGCGCAAGCAGCAGCGCAGGCCCAGGCTCGATTGGTTGAAGCGGAAGCCGCAACCAGAGCAAAGCATGCGGATTATGACGCGGTGATTGAGCAGATTACATCCGATCCGCGATTAGCCAATAATCCGACAATTCGACAAGCGTTGCTGGGTATGGATAACGGCCCTGAGATTGCTTATACACTGGGGCGCAATTTGGATGTTGCTTATCAAATTGCAAGCATGAATCCTATTCAAGCTGGCATGAAGCTGGCTGAAATAATCGGCACACCGGCAAAACAAGCAAGCAGAGCGCCGCAACCAATACGCCCGATCAACGCAACAGGTAAGCCACCGCGCAACGAGAAATCCTATTCTGAAATGAGTACCGAGGAATATATCGCAGCGCGTAACGCTGAAGATTTAGCACGTCGCCAGGCGATGATGAAACGTTAAAAGTTTACGTTCCCACCCCCTATTAGCCCGTCGCAATGATGGGCTTTTTTTTGCTTTGATTTTGTGATATAAAAGCGGCACGTCTTTCTATCTTTTTGCCGAGATAGACTGTCAGGCAAGTACAGATTATTCGAGGGATTGGCTCCTATCTGGAAAAAAACATAAGGCTTATCACTTTATTCTTTTTTTTTCAGGAGGTCGCCCAATGGCGAGCAATAATCTCTTAACCATCTCAATGATTACTAATGAAGCTTTGAGAGTGTTAACAAACCAGCTTGTCTTTACCAAAGCCGTCAACCGCCAATACGATAATAAATTTGCTATTGAAGGCGCGAAAATCGGCACCACTATAAACTGTAGGAAGCCACCGCGTTATGTCGGTCGCTCCGGCCCCGCGCTTCAGATTGAGTCCGCTGTTGAAACGTATGTCCCCCTGACGCTTGACACCCAGTTTGGTGTGGATATGGCGTTCACTACTCAGGACTTGTCTCTGAATATCTCAGACTTTTCTGACCGGTTCATCAAACCAGCCGTTGCAGCTATTGCAAACAAAATCGACTACGATGGTTTGCAACAGTTTAAGAACGTTTACAACCTCACCGGCACCGTTGGCCAGCTTACCGGCACCCCGACTCTGGCGCAGGCTACCAAGGCCATTCTTGACGCACGCGCTAGACTGAATCAGGAAGCGGCTCCGGTTGATGAGGATCGTAGCTTTATCGTTGACCCGAATATCGAAGTTGGTATTGTCAGCGGACTGACCAACCTGTTTAATCCTGCTGGCACCATTTCGCGCATCTTCAACAAGGGCGCGTTGGGTGATTCTACGTTAGGTTTCAACTTCGCAATGGATCAGAACGTAGGTAACTTTACCTCCGGTACTGCCACGGCGTTCACCGTATCCGCGCAGGCTGGCGGAAGCGTACAGAACAACGCGCAGTCGACGTTCACGCTGGCGGTTTCATCTACCTCTGGCACGCTGACCAAAGGAACCGTATTCACCATTCCTGGCGTTTACGCTGTCAACCCGCAGAGTCGTCAGTCTACCGGCGCACTGCGCAACTTCGTTGTTACCGCTGATGCACCTGGTTCTAGCACTTCACTGAGCATATTCCCCGTTCCGGTGTTCAGCGGCCAGTTCCAGAACGTGACTTCCAGCACCGGCACTATTGGCTCTGGTACTGCAACCATCCTGTCAGGTTCTACCGGCGCGGCTGTATCGGTTCCTAACGCTCTTGCTTTTCACAAGGACGCATTTGCACTTGGCACCGCTGACCTTCTGCTCCCGCAGGGCGTTGACATGGCTGGACGTGCTTCCGCTGATGGTTTGTCAATTCGTCTGGTTCGTCAGTACGACATCAACAGCGATCAGCTACCAACAAGGCTTGATGTGCTTTACGGTTGGTCAACAATCTATCCTGAACTTGCTACCCGCGTCACTGGTTAATAGGAGTATCTCAAAATGGCAAATCCAGGCCCAAATATCGTAGCCGAGTCCGGCATACGCGCTCAGTCAGTTATCGGTTTTAGTATTACCGGTACTAGCATTAGCTCTAACCTTTCAGCCGAGTACACTGTCACCATCAATGGACTTGATGTAAATGACTTTGTGTTTGCGGAAGGCCCAACGGGTAACGCAACCATCATGCTAGGCGCTTATGTTTCAGCGGCTAACACGCTAAAAGTGCGAGTGCTGAATCCCACCGCTGGCGCACTTACTCCAGGCAATACGGGTTACTCCGTACTGGTCGTTCGTCCGTATCCAGCAGCGTCCAGCACCGTTGACTTCCTTGTGACGTCAGCCGCTAACTCTGGCGCTATTCCCCTGAGCGCATAACAGGGATTGAATCGGGAGGGTTCGCCCTCCCTTTTCTTTAATTACTGAGGTAATCATGGACTTTCCGACTGTAATGCACCATCCACATCGTTATGATTGGTCAGTTGTGATTGAAGATATTGCAGAATACTCACGACTAGCTGCAATCGGATGGATTTCCAACACTGATTGGCACTCTGGCGTTAAAGAGTCAGCCGATATTGTTGAAGAAGTTAAAGAAGAAGTGAAAAAGCGTGGCAGACCGCGCAAAACGGATGACGAATGAAGGAGTTAATCGCTCTACTATTTCTAGCGCGTGAGATTGCTCACAGGGAGCATCTTAAAACGCGATCATTTGCCGCGCACATGGCGCTAAATGAGTTCTACACCGGCATTATTGAAAATGCCGACGCCATTGCAGAAGCGTATCAGGGTCAATACGGGAAATTGCTATCTATTCCGTACATGAAAAATCCTAATAAAGCCTCGATTGAATCTATTTTTCGCAATCACTTAGACTGGATTGAAAAAAACAGATACAACGACGTACCTGTAACGCAAACCGCTATACAGAATCAAATTGATGAGGCCGTTGCGACATATCAAACGGCGCTGTACAAACTGAAATTTCTATCCTGAGATAAACCATGCCTGAGCAATATACTGTACCCGTTCAAATTCCAGCGATTGATTCTAATAACGTCGCTGCATCACTGTCAGGCATTGTAGACAGTGCAACAGCGGTGGTTTTAGATACTTCTGAGATGGCTTACCCGTTGACTGTCACCGTCAAATGTCCGTCAGCGACTACCGGAACGCTGGAATTCTCCACTACTTCGAACGCATACGCAAACGCAGGAACCGCAAACTGGCAGTTCTGGCCTAGTGGTACGGTATCAGCATCAACAGCGGTTACAGACGTTTTTAATGGCCGTCTGATGGCGCTTAGAATCAGTCGGGCGTCTGGTTCCGGCGCTGTAATTTACGAGGTAACAGCATGAGCGGTTGGATTGGTGCTTGGGGTAATGCGGCAACGGTTACGAATCTTACTGTTACCGGCAGTCAAGTTATATCAGTTAACACATCAACGGATGCGTTAAGGATTACGCAAACTGGTTCAGGCAATGCTCTACTAATTGAAGATAGTACAAGTCCTGATAATAGTCCAGTTGTTGTAAATACAAATGGAGATTTTATAGTAGGTTTTACAACAACCACTTCATCATTAGGCTATACTCAAGGAGCGCAATTTTATAGAAATTCAGGAACAGTCGGGCAATTTAGATACTCGACAGATTCAGGTTCACCCGAAACTGTAAGTTCTAAATCTCGCGGAACACAAGCTTCTCCTACGACAGTTGTAAATAGCGACGGTTTGTGGCTTGGCAGATTTGCAGGCTATGACGGTGCAAACTTTATTGAAGCAGCGAGAATAACCGCAGCCGTAGACGGTACTCCCGGCAGCAACGATATGCCCGGTCGTCTGGTATTCAGCACAACGGCTGATGGTGCGTCTAGCCCGACTGAAAGGATGCGGATTGATAGCGGCGGAAATATCTACGGCACGTCCGGCACTACTAGCATGACGAATGGCTTCTTCTACATCCCATCCGCTGGTGGCGCTCCATCTGGCGTACCCACCGCCGTAGCGGGCCGCGTTCCGATGTATTATGATACGACTAATAACAATTTCTACATTTATAATGGTTCTTGGAAAAAAGTTTTACTTGGTTAAATTATGACAAATCTATCTAATCAACAAATAAATCAATCTTTCAAAGGAATTCTTCAAATACCTGGAGGAATTACTGATACCCTGCAATGGGTGCAAGATGGTGAGGGAAATCAAACAGGATTACAACTTAGTACAACATCAACCGGCACAGCGGTTGATCTGTCATCCATAAACATTGGAACAACCGGAAGTATTACGGATCATATTGAGCCGCATCAATTTTGGCTTGACGGTTATACTAGTATGGGGATTGTTAGCGGGTCGGTTGCAGCGCCTGATATTAGCAAAAATCCAACTGGAGTTTTGCAAAAATACACTCAATATGATTCTGGCTCTTATTTTGACCAACAAATAGGCGCTCTTTTTGGTGAAGTGTACGTTAAAGGCTCAGGAGTCACAGGAACTACTGATATAGACGGAACGTGGGTTGGCATTACTGGAAACGCCTTTCTTAATGGACAAAATCAAGGTTCATCTATTGCCCCAGATTATGATGCTTATGGTTCAACAATCGGCGTTGCGGGCTTTGCTAGGTCAAATGGTTATCCAGGATCGGGTACAGTAATCACTGGCATTTGGGGTTATCCTACCGGCCCAGTTTTGGACAATACAACGTGGTCTAATTTGCCGTCTACAAATTGGTCATTAGTTGGATCAGAAGTTAATATACAAATCAATCATCCTGATATTGGAGAAAAATCAGTTTTAGCTGGAAAAGGTAGTTCCGTCGGATATTTAGCGGTCAATTATCGCACTCCAAATTCAGGAGTAATCGATTGGACATTTGGCATGGTGCTGAATGGCACTCCAAATGACGGAAATTATGGAAATACTAACGTAGATGATTGGAATGGATTCTACACAGGGCTATTAGTTGATAAAATTAAAGCAAAAGGAATTAGATTTGGTCAGTATTTCAAAAACAATAGTTACGGAATTTATTTTCCAGACTCTTACGCTGGGTCGCAAGAGCCAGCAGCCGCTATTTATCTAGGAAATTCTAAATTCAATTTAGGCCAATATGTAGGCACAAATTTTAATAATCAAGATTTCTGGCATAACGCTGGTTCTTTGTTTTTTAAGTATAACAACGTGACTGGTAGAGTTTTGCAAGAATACTCTGGTAATGTAAAATTATCTGGCAATACGACTTTTGCTCCGTCGTCTTTACCATCCCTAAAATTATCTGCTTCAGCACTTGCTGTAAATTACTTTGAAACAATTAGTAGTGCATCCGGAAATACGCCTGCATTAGCTGTAATAGGCGATGACACAAATATAGATATTGAGTTAAGGGCTAAAGGAACTGGAAAAATATGGATTGGATCATGGACAACAAATGCTGATACAGCAGTAAATGGATATATTACAGTTAAAGATTCTTCTGGCGTAAGTAGGAAAATTGCAACCATAGCGTGACATTATGAATTTTACTTTAGTTTTTTCTGATGAACAGCTTAAAATTATCAATGAAGCTCTTGTTAAAATGCCATTTGGATTAGTGGCACCTTTAATGTTTAACATAAATGAGCAACTTCAAAAACAAAATAATGCAACACAAGAAAAAAATTTATAAAACAAACATTCAAAAATATAATGGCTAAATACTTTAGTCTTGATTTTGTCCCGCAATTAGGCGGCCAGCTTGGCGATATATCAGTGCGCGTGGTTTATCACGGCACAACGTCGGCGGTATCGTTATACGCAGATGACGCGCTAACAAGCCCAATTCCCAATCCGATTGTTATTGATTCCTATAATATATCGTTTTGGGTGGCTGATGGAACGGTGCAATATGACTTGATTTTAACCGGCGGCAATCTACGCGCTGGCGTTACCATTTTAAATATCTGGTCATTGCCTGGCCCTGTTTGGGTTGAATTGTCAACGCTGTGGGCATCTGAGCCGCACGTTTGGGCATGGGTGAGTCCTTATACAATTGCCGTTAAAACAGTTCAAAACGTCGGTCAGCTATACACCGGCAACGATCTGATTCGTGCCGCTATGAGGCTGATACAGGTATCAGCGGTTGATACTGATCTCACCGCGTCGGAATTGCGCGATGGTTTGGAATCACTGAACCGCATGATAGACGCGTGGGCGCTAGAAGAACTCATGCTGTATCAGGTTACGCGCGAGACTTTCCCACTAGCGGCTAGTCAACTCTCATATAGCGTAGGAATAGGCGGCGATTTTGATACGGTGCGGCCTACTAAAATAGTCGGCGCATATCTAACAATCAGCACAGGTGCAATTCCTGTTGATTATCCGATGCAGGTCATTGGCTATGATGATTACAATGACATTCGGCTGAAAACGCTGCAAACCAACTTCCCTAGCTATTGCTATTACGAACCGGCGTTTCCTTTAGGTAATCTGTACGTTTATCCGGTTTGCGCGGTTAACAATGAAAGCATAACAGTGACCAGTTGGAAGCCGCTTGCAATGATTGCCGATCCAACTGCAACCGTAAGCCTACCGCCTGGTTATTGGGAAGCTTTGGTATTCAATCTTGCAATTCGGATTGCTGAAGAATACCAGTTTGATATACGGCCAACGACTGTTGCTCTGGCTGAATCAGCGTTGAAGAAGATTAAACGACTAAATCAGCGCACTTTGACTCTGCAAACTGACGTTGCACTGATGAATACTAGCCAGATGAGATATAACGTTTTTTCCGATGGCTGGGGACGTTAAAAATCAATCATTTACATGAGTATAC